ATACAGCTTCAAGTATCGCTACAAATTCTTGGGTAGCAGCTACAAATGCAGCTAACTCTATCAAAGATAAATCTTCAGCAGACTTCCACAAAGCTATCAAAGCACAGTCTGAAGCAAGTCGTGCAGCTACAGCAGCTATCCAAGCACGTACTGCAGCTAAGAATAGCAATAAGTCTAGCAGCAAGAAGTCTAGCTCTAGCAGTAAGAAGTCTAGCTCAATAGGACAAAAGGCTTCTAATAGCTGGAAGTCAACATCAGACAAAGACTATGGCATGATTTAATGCTCGGCCCTGATCCGATAATCATATAACAATAAGGCTACCCAGCTTCGGCTGGCCCCAACATAAAGGAGAATAAAATGTCGGAAGCCCAACCAGTTGATATCAAAACAGAAGTTATCAATGCAGCACCTCACCTACGTAACCAAGCACGTATTGACGCAGATGAGGCAGAACTAGAAGCACTTAAGCAACGTATGCGGGGTGAGACAGATGAAACAGAAGAAGAAGCTGTTGAAGCTCAACCCGATAGCGAAGAGCCTGAGCCAGCCCCAGTACAGGCAGAGAGTGATACCAAACAAGAAGAAGAGCCAAAAGCTAAAGCACAAGAAGATGATTCTGACTTAAGTGCTGAAGAGAAGACCTTCAAGCAACGTTACGGTGATCTACGCCGCCACATGCAAGAGAAGGAAAAAGAAGTTGCAGCTAAGCTAGAGAAACTAGAGAAGCAACTAGAGGCAGCTACTAAGAACGAGCTTGTACTTCCTAAGTCAGACGAAGAGATCGAAGCTTGGGCTAAGCAGTACCCAGACGTTGCAGGTATCGTAGAAGCTATTGCATCACAAAAGGCTGATGAAAAAGCTGCATCACTAGATGCTCGACTCAAAGAGATTGAAGAGCTACGTGTAACAGCTAAGCGTGAAAAGGCTGAAGCAGAACTAGCATCTATGCATCCTGACTTCTCACAAATTCGCTCAGACGATACATTCCATGAGTGGGCAAAGGAACAACCTAAGTGGGTACAGGACGCTCTATACGAGAATACTGATGACGCTAAGTCTGTGTCCCGTGTGATTGACCTTTACAAAGCTGATAAGGGTATCACTGCTAAAAAGGCTTCCGCGCCTGACAAGGGTGCTGCAAGCTCTGTGAAGAACAAACGCTCAGCTGCACCAGAGGCAGATGATAGTTCAACTTACCTACGTGAGTCACAGGTAGCTAAGATGAGCATTAAAGAATACGAGAAGCGCCAAGAGGAAATCATGGACGCTCAACGTAAGGGTAAGTTTATTTACGACTTATCAAAGAAATAGTTGACATCTGATTAAAGATGGATACAACTATAGCATATACACAACATAAAGTGTGTATGCTTTTCATTAAGCACTAGCCACAACAAAGAACTACCTCAACATATAGGCCCAGCGCAGATAGGGCGGCCACCCTTGAAGCATAGCTGACTACCCTAACATGAAGAGCCTCTTTAGTGGATATCGTGTTAATCGTAAACGCCATATCTATAAGGAGAATTAACTATGGCTATTACTTCCGCATCAGGAGGTTTCGACGGTAACTGGAGTCCAGTAATCTATTCGAAACAGGCACAGATTGCTCTACGTAAATCTGCTGTCACAAACGCAATCACAAACAACTCTTACTTTGGTGAGATCGCCAACCAAGGTGACGTGGTTCGTATTCAAAAAGAACCAGATGTAACTGTTAACGCTCTACAGCGTCACACAGCTATCTCTGTTGAGAAGTTGAACGATGAAGACTTCTCTCTAACAATCGACAAAGCTAACTACTTCGCATTCAAAATGGATGACATCGAAGATCAGTTTGCAAACGTTGATTACGTTAGCCTAGCTGCTGATCGTGCAGCATATAAAATGGCTGACGCGATGGACGCAGACGTATTGTCTTACTTGTCTGGTCACACAACAGCAGGTGTTAAAATCTCATCAACATCTGGTGACGCACAGCATGACACAGCGGCTAACCTAACAGGTGAATTCCTGTCAGCTAACCACCTAGACATGTCTGACATTGGTCACATCACAACTACAGCATCAGCTTCAACAACTGGTGACTCTATCCCACTAGCAGCACGTCTACCAGGCGCGACATCATTGTCAACTACAACAACTTCACCTTTGACTGTTGTTGCACGTATGGCACGTACAATGGATACAGCAAACGTTGACTCACGTGGTCGTTGGCTTGTTGTTGATCCAGTCTTTATGGAAATCCTAAAAGACGAAGACAGCCGCGTATTGCAAGCTGACTGGGGTGGGACTGGCCTAATGAATGGCTTGGTATTGAACAACCTACACGGCTTCCGTGTTTATGTTTCAAACAACCTACCAGCTAAAGGTACAGGTGCAGGTACTTCAGGTACAACAGCGCAGGACGACAACTACGGTGTTATCGTAGCTGGTCAGGACGAAGCAGTAGCTTCAGCGGAGCAAATCAACAAAGTTGAGAACTACCGTGACCCTGATTCATTTGCTGACATCGTTCGTGGTATGCACCTTTACGGGCGCAAAATTCTACGTCCAGAAGCACTTGTAACAGCACGTTACAACGCAGCGTAATCAAAGTCAATAGAGAGGCTGGCCTAGTGCTGGCCTCTTTGTGCTTATAACAAAGGACATTCCCAATGGCAATCACTACGGCAATGTGTAACAGCTTCAAGCAAGAACTTCTTGGGGGTGTTCACGATCTAGATACAGATACATTGAAGGTAGCTCTTATCAAAGAAACCCCTTCAGGTACTTACGGTGCAGCAACAACTAACTACTCTGATGTAACAGGTAGTTCAGATGAAGCTACAGGAACAAACTACACTGCTGGCGGTCAAGCACTAGACAGTCCAGTAATCTCTTTGTCAGGCGGTACAGCGTTTGTTGATTTCGCAGACGAAGTATTTTCTAACTTAACTATCTCTGCAGATGGTGCTATTATTTATAACGCTTCACAGGGTAACAAAGCTATCGCAGTATTTGACTTTGGTGGTACAGTAACATCTACATCAGGTGACTTTACTATCGTGTTCCCGACTGCTGATGCATCAAACGCAGTTATCCGTATTAGCTAAACATAGGTATTTACTATGACCGTTAAGTTTGCAAACCGTGTTAAGGTTAACACATCTACTACTGGTACAGGTACTATCACTCTTGGTAGTGCTGTACAAGGCTTTCAGACGTTTGCAGATGGCGGCATCGTAAACAACGACTCTGTTAGATATACCATCTTAGACGGTAACGACTGGGAAGTTGGCACAGGTACTTATACATCAACTGGCACTACTCTTAGTCGTACTTTGATTGAGAGTAGTACTGGTTCACTAATTGACTTATCAGGCTCAGGTGTTGAAGTCTTCATCACTATGGCCTCTATTGATGTTGAGAACTTAGCTGCTCGAAGCATTGATAATTATAACTACACAGCTACATCTGGTCAGACTGTATTTACTGGCACAGATGATAACGGTAATAATCTAGGCTTCTTAGAAGATAACATTATTGTAACACTTAACGGTGTTGTACTAGAGAAGACTACAGACTATACCGTTTCTGGTGGTGACACAATTACTCTTACATCTGGTGCAACTGCATCGGATGAGTTTAACGTAATAGCATTTAAACATTTCACATTAGCTGACACAGTATCTAGCTTTGGTGGTACGTTCACAGGTAACGTAGACTTCGATGCAGGTATTGATGTCACAGGTAACATTACAGTTACAGGTACTGTAGATGGTCGTGATGTAGCTGCAGACGGTACTAAACTAGATGGCATTGAAACAGGTGCAGACGTAACAGATACAACTAATGTAACTGCTGCTGGTGCTTTGATGGACAGCGAAGTAACCAATCTAGCGCAAGTCAAAGCCTTTGATAGTTCTGACTACGCTACTGCCGCACAGGGTACAACTGCAGATAATGCTTTACCTAAATCAGGTGGCACTATGACAGGTGCGCTTGTACTTAACGCAGACCCAAGTTTGGCATTAGGGGCGGCAACTAAACAGTACGTTGACACTGAAGTTGCAGGTATTGTTGATAGCGCACCCGCCACACTAGACACGCTAAACGAACTAGCGGCTGCTCTTGGTGACGATGCAAACTTTAGTACTACTGTAACTAATAGTATCGCTACAAAGGTTGCTAAGTCAGGCGATACCATGACGGGTAATCTGTCTTTTGGCGACAACAACAAAGCT